CTTATTCTCAAAAGCGGTATATTTGAAAGAATATACCGCTTTTTTTGTAGAGAAATTACATTCAGTGGTTATAATAGTACATATGGATAAGGATATTTTAAAAACTCTTGATGTATTAAAGAAAGGTAACGATCAAGCTACAATGTTAGATGATAATGCTTTGAGTATTGTAGATAATTGGATTGATACAGGAAGTTATGTTTTAAATGCTCTTATTTCTGGATCTCTTTATGGTGGAATACCAGAAGGTAGACTAACTATGTTGGCAGGAGAAAGTAGAACAGGTAAATCATACTTTGTTCAACAGATTCTAGCTAATGCTCAGAAAGCAGGAAAGACTCCTGTAATTTTTGATTCAGAGAATGCAATCGATGCTGATGGAGCAAGGCGTTTAGGATTAGATCCATCAAAATGTTTATATGTACCATCATTCACAATTGAAGAAACGAGGAACGATGCGGCCAAGTTTCTTCAAGCCGTAATAGACAACGATCAGAAAGGTGATTTTATCTTAGCTATTGATAGTCTTGCCAATCTCGAGTCCGCCCTAGAATTAGCAAGAATTGAGAAAGGTTCTACATCATCTGATATGGGATCTAAAGCTAAAGCCATTGCTTCTCTTTTAAGAACTCTTACAAGACTTTCAGCTCTATCAAATACAACAGTGCTCACTACCAATCACACTTATGATGATCCCTCAGCAATGTTTCCAACGTTAGAAAAGATCATGCCCGGAGGTAAAAAGACAGTCTATCTACCTTCCGTGACCGTACAGCTAATGCGTAAGGTTACAAAAGGAGATGAAGGAAAGACGATGGATGGAGAGCTAGCTGTTGGACAGAAGAGTATGGTGGGAACAATCCTTCGAGCTCTCACATGTAAGAATAGATTCATTCAACCATTCTTAGAAGGTGAAATGTATCTTTCTTTCTCAACCGGTCTCGATCGATTCTTTGGATTAAAGGCTCTTGCTGTTGGATTAGGAGCAATTGTACAAACAGGAAAGACATACCAGCTTCCGGATGAAACAAAGTTAGGATTTTTTAAGGCGTGGCGAAAAGATGCAGATTTATGGAATGAAAAGATTCTTCCAGTAATTGAAGAGAAATTGCTTGCAGAATGGAAATATGGCAGTAAAATGATTAAACAAGAAGTTGAAGTATTTGAAGATGAAGAATAAGTTATTAATGGATGATGAGGATGTAAATATGGAGGTTCTAAGGATTCATATGAATCCAAAGACTGGGACGTTTCAACCAGTATGGAAGTCTCTACCTCATTGGCAATGTTTACCTACTTTAATGGGATTCACTATTGGATCAATGATTAATACATATTATAATTCTATACCAAATCTTCCTCCCAACTTTGATCCAAAAAAGTCAAAAGAAAGCTTCGAAGCTTGGTTTTTAGATTGTTTAATGGAAGCAATGGTACATACTGATGAACTAGAAGTAAAAAACGGAGACAATCCTAAGGATATTAGGAGAAAGTTAAAAGAAACTGGATTAAGTATTGATCATGATTTAGGTAAATCAATGGAATCAGATGAAAATTGGTTAGAGAAGATTAGAAGTGGTCAAAAAGATGCAGTTGAAAAATATGGATCTCCATGTCCAAAGTGTAGTGAAACACACTATTTTGGATCTAATACTGATAGAGCGGGAGAGTGTATTACATGCTTTATTCGCTTACGAGATTCACAGACAGGTTCAGAATAATGAAAAAAGCAATAGTAACTCTTAGTGGTGGTTTAGATAGTACAACTATCTTTTGGGATGCAGTTAATCGAGGATATGATGTATTTCCTATCTATTTTAATTACGGACAGCAGCATCATAATAAAGAATCTCAATGTGCTATAACCCAATCAACGTGGGGTGTGTTTGAGACGCGGTTGAGGACAGTTAGTCTAGATTTCTTTAAAGATATTTGTGGTTGTCATAGTGCTCTCACTAGTGATCAACCTATTCCTAAGATTCAAGATATTCTAGGTGATGCTCAACCGATTACATATGTACCTTTCCGTAATCAAATGATTCTTTCTATCTGTTGTGCTTATGCAGAAGCAATAGGCGCGAAAACAGTTATGTATGGTGCAGCTTTAGTTGATACTCAAGCGGGATATTGGGATTCCTCAAAAGAATTTGTTGAAAAGATAAACGAGCTAGTTAGTTTTAATAGAAAGAATAAGATTAAGATTGAAGCTCCTCTTATTAAGATGTCAAAGAAGCAGATTATTGAAAGAGCGGTTGAACTAGAAGTTGATCTAAGTCAAACTTGGACATGTTATGAAGGTGGTGAGAAATCTTGCGGCTGTTGTCCTAGCTGTTCAAGTAGGATTCAAGGCTTTATTGAAGCAGGTATTAAAGATCCTTTAGAATATGAAAAGACTATTAAATGGCCTGAAGGCAATTTTCAATTATAAAGGTGAATGGATATCAGGACCAGCAATTAAGAATGATGCTTACGAATATAAACAGTGTAATCGTTAAAATCGTCAGTGTAATTTTCTGAAATGATTGAATCTACTTGATACTGATTAAACAATTCACCTATAACAATTTGTGGATTGAAGCCTTCTACGAATCCTTGTGAATCTTTAAGTAAGTTGAATGCAACACCTTTACGAGCACATGGAATAGCATTACCTATCACTTTAACCATCTCTTCAATAGTATAACCTACATTGAATATACCAGAAGCAAAGACCCAATCTACAGACTCACCTTGAATCTGATCAATATCACCATCTAAAAACAATCTTTCTGGAAATCTCCTACGAGCCATGGCAATATATTCTTCATTAATATCAACTCCTACATATTTTATTGGAAGAGTATGCTCTTTAATGAATTCAACTAACCCTCCTGTACCACATCCCCAATCTAAAATGACATCTCCTTCCGAAGTACCAATCTTAAAGAGTTCAGCAAAGCGTTTCCATTGGTTATCTTTACCATCCATCCAGCTTACACATCTAGGATCGTCTGCATCATAGTCTTCTGAAAAGGGTTTATAGTGATCTAACACCTTACCTCTATAGTCTTTACCTTCTGTAATAAAAGATTGAAAATTCATTTGAATTATTTAGTATATCATCTATAATATGCAAAAGAAAGATAGATAAGAAAGGAAATACATTATGCCATGTCGAGATTATACCTGTGAAGATAAGAGTAGATGGGAATCTAATTTAAAGCGAGATAATATAATTAAACGCTTAACTGTTATTCTTTGTTCCTCATGTCGAGCATTAGAAGTTTTTGAATATGAGTTCGAGATGAATCCTGAACTAGATGTTTGGTGGGCTGATCATAAGAAGGAGGATGAAAATCGAAAGAAAGAAGAAACAAAAGCTAGATTACGGAAAGAGAAAGCAATTACAATCTCTGAAATGGCTTTTAAAGATTTAACAAAAGCAGATATGAAGCTTTTAAAAGAAGAAGGGTTTATGTAATGTGTGGTATTTTAGGAACTAATACACTTGATCAGTTCAAAGAATTATTTGAAGCAAATATAGAACGTGGTAATGAATCAGCTGGGATCATGATGCTTAATCAGGATGGTTTCTGTGTGAAGCGATTTCTAACTCAGCCGGACGACGATGATTTAGATTGGTGTTGTTGGGATCCGTGTAATAATTACCATTATATTCTAGGGCATTGTCAAAGTGCTACAGGGGATAGAGTTGCAAGCGACGAAACAACACATCCATTTGAAAATGATAATTGGGTTGTTGCACATAATGGAGTAATTCAAAATATTGATATCTTAGAAAAGAGGTGCGGAGTAAAAGTAGATGTTGATTCTAAGATTATTCTAGAACTCCTTAATGAGTCAAATGAGTATACTGCATCACCAGCAGAAGCAATTGTAGATACATGCTCTCTACTTAAAGGTACATTTGGACTTTGGGTTTATCACAAACCATCTAATAGATTATTCATTACTAGACAGGGAAGTACTATTTACGTAGGAGATGGATCATTCTCTTCCGCTTGTACAAAATCTACACCAGAGTGTTTACCAGAAGGAGCAGTAAAAGAATTAACTATTGAACCTAAATGGAAGCTCGCTGGAACATTTCAACCTAAAAGTCCATTTTATATACCAATATGAAAATATTAATCGTAACCTGTACACAATCGAAGACTGTAGAAGAGTTTAAGAAAACATCTCTTGGTAAATCATTCGATTTTGGAGTAGTCACAAAATTAGATCGAAGAACTATTATCAATACCGGTCTTCCACCTTGTAGAAGGCACGAAATTGATATTTGTGTATTCTTAAACAACGATCAATCGTTAGCAATCAATTACAATGCAGGTATATTCTATGCAAAAGACGCGGATTACAATATTATTGTATTCGTTCATGATGATGTGTCAATAGAGGATAAATTTCTAGCTAAAAAACTTAAGAAGGCGATGGAAACTCACGATGTAGTGGGATTAGCGGGAGCAACTTCATTTAAACTAACAGATCCTTCGTCTGGTTATAATTTATGGCACTTAATATCTAAAGATGGTCTTGATAATTCTTGGACCGGTATGGTCGCCCACCCAGGTTCAGGAGGTCTCATTCAAATGACAAACTTTGGACCATCTCCCCGCGATTGTAAATTAATTGACGGGTTATTCATGGCTGTTAAGCTTAAATCAATTGCAGGTGCAATGTTTGATGAGACCAGCCCCTCAAAATGGCATTTCTATGATTTAGATTTTTGTTTGACAGCAGCCGAACAGGGATTAAAAATTACTACGTGGCCAATCTGGGTTGTACACGGATCTCCCGGGTTATCCAAAATTTCAGACGAGTTTAAGATAGGAAACGAGTGGTTTTACGATAAATGGACTGGAAAACCTAGCTAATCATACCAGACATGGGTGGACCTCCCACCATTCCTTGATTTCGCTGAGTATTAGTTAGACTTGGATGTTGTTCTGGGTCTCCATGACGTTCTCCACCACTTTCACCCGCTTTATACATATAATCAGCAATTTGAGTCATGAAATCTGCTACACTTTCACCTCTATCCAAGGAAACTTCAGTTTGATCACCAGGAGTTACATCCGAACTAGATCCAGAGTAATATCCATATGCATGAAGTTTACCTCCATGTTGATAAACTTCAACATTCACAGTGGATCCACTCATTGATGGTTGATAAATTTCAGCAGGACCAACCGCTTCAATATTTCCTCGATCGTTATAAGCAACTTTAGTAAATCCTTCACCTCTAAGAGCATTCATTACTTCTTTCATCCAGTGATCTAAATTAGGATCAGGAGTTTCATTCAAGATACTATGAACAACATTATCAAACTTTGTCATCCTAATTATTTATGCTTGATTTCCACAATAACCACGTAAAATGATAATGTGATTAAATCGAGGCAAATTGACCATGACTTTTTTGAGCTGATTATTGCATATAATTTGCTGATGAATGAGCAGTATATGGGAACAACTATAGGAGTTGTTAAACCAGAGTACTTTCATGATAATAATATACGGTGTGTCGTAAATCTTGTAACAAAGTTCTATGAAGAACGATCTACCCTACCATCCCTCACAGAGCTTAAGTCTAGACTCATATCCCAATCATTAAAAGATAGTTTTGTCGCCGTTATTAAGCGATTTAAGACACTTGATAAGAAGTTTAACGAAGATGAGCTCTATTACAATACAGAACAGTTCTTTAAAGAGAAAGCAATCTATATTGCCTTACAATCCACAGTGGATAGTTGTGCAGATGGTGATATTGATACAGGAGACATCTTAGGACAGTTTGAAGAAGCATGTAGTTTAAGCCTAACTCATGGTATTGGCTTAGATTATTTCAATGAAGTGGGGAGACTTGTTAGAGAAATTACAGAAATTGATAATTACATCTCAACTGGTTGGGATTGGTTGGATAATAAGCTAGGGGGTGGTTGGTTAGAAGAGGGTAAGTCATTATATATCTTTGCTGGTGAGACAAATGTGGGAAAGAGTATATTTCTAAGCAATGTAGCCATCAATTTACTCAAACAAGGAAAGACTGTTGTTCTTATCTCCTTGGAAATGAGTGAAAAAATGTATGCTAAGAGGATTAGCTCAACAATCACTACAATTCCTATTAATGATCTGCAAAACAATCCTAGTCTCATGAAAGAACGGATTGTTGAGTATGGAACCAACTATGGTGGTAGGTTAATCATCAAAGAGTTTCCACCTTCCACGATTACTCCCCAGCAATTAAAATCATTTCTAAAGAAGCTTGTAATATGTGGTGTTAATATTGATGCAGTTGTTTTAGATTATGTTAATTTGCTCACTACAACGTTCGGATCTAACTCATATGAGCGGGTTAAGTACATTGCTGAGCAATGTCGAGCTATATCTTATGAATTCGGGCCAATGATTTCAGCAACACAGTTAAATAGAGGTGGGTATAATATGGAAAATCCAAATATTGATACATTAAGTGAGAGTTACGGTCTAGGAGCTACATCAGATGTGGTTATAAGTATATGGCAACCAGAAGATGGTGCAGAGATGGGTATTATTAACATGGGTATGATGAAAAATCGATTTGGACCGAATTTTGGAAGTTGTTTAATGGATATTAACTACGAAACATTAACATTAACTCAATCAGATGTGGAAAACGATACAGATGAAAGTATAGATACCGATTCTGCACTAACACAATTTGCATCTGGACTATTAGAAGACTAAAGGTAAGTATGAATACAGAAGAAGTGAACAGAATAGTATTTACAGACATTGATTTAGACGGAGCCTCATCATTATTGGCTCTTAAATGGCATCTTGGAGTTAAAAGGATCCAATATGTAGGAAGTTCTGTGTCTCAATTAACTGATAAGCTTAAAGGATGGCTCAATAGGTATGATATTAAAGAATTTGATGAAGTATACTTCCTAGATCTTGATATCTCCGATGAAATGAAGGCGTTTATTGACTTTCCTAACGTATTTATCATTGATCATCACGAATCTCACATGGAGAAGGTGCATCTATATAAGTATGCTAATGTAGATGTTACTGAAACTACAAGTACAGTGAAGAAAGTCTTTAAAATGATTAAGACTCCCTTGACTAAAGAACAAAAATTACTTGTATTGATGTGTGATGATTATGATTCTCATAAATTAGTAGTTCCAAACTCATATGAACTTCAATTAGTGTTTGGAAACTATCAAGGAGATCGTATAAAGTGCTTTAATGACGAATTTTCGGAAGGATTTCATGGATTTAACCTTAAACAACAGAAGATTATTGAGTATCATAAGAGTAAAATCCAGGAAACTATAGCAGATACGGATATATTCACTGCAGTTGTTACTGTTTCAGGCAGAGAAGTAACAGCTTACGCTGGATTCTCTAGTACATACATTAACGATGTAGCACAATTCTTATTAAAGCTTCCAAACTCTGATCTTGCAATTGTTATTAATAACAAGTCTAATAAGGTATCATTCCGGTCCAACGACTCATCTGTTGTTGATGTGAGCAAACTAGCCCAAACACTTACGAATGGAGGTGGCCATCCCCGTGCAGCAGGTGGTGTAATAAGTGAGAAATTCCAAACCTTTACAAAACTATTCGATGAAGCTAAACTCTAATAAAGGGACTCCATCGTCCCGCCTGTTACATGAAGAATTTAAGAAATCTTTCTTGAATTTTTGTTCGTTTGTGTGTATTGTACATAACAAGAGATTAAACCTAGCAAATATCTTCCTACTTGTTCTAAAAGATGATAAAATTAGAACCCTATATAAAATGATTTGTGATATGGACAGCGATTTTGAAGCAATTCAAAGCTTTTTAGATCATGAACCATCGCTCCACAAGAGCAAATACATCACAAAGTATATTAACGCTACTCTGAACACAAAAAGATTAACAATTCTTTAAATGACAGAATACGAAAAACGTATTTACAACGCATATCTAGGAGCTACGAAGAGAGGTCAAGACTTGCCTTATAAGTTAAGACAAAATTTTGTAGATTTTGAAGATACAGGTGATTACGCCTTAGTTCAGCGCCTAGTAAAGTTTTTTTCTACTCGGAAACAGATTGATGTTAATGAGTTCTTTTCCGCTCCATATGAAATTTATGACGATATGGGACATCTCACTCTAAAAGATTATGTAGGGCTTAAAGCATGTAATTGGTATACTACATATAAGGCAGAAACTGTAAAGACTTTAGACGATCCTGACACCATTAAGAAGATTCTAGAATCATTTAAGTTCATTATCAAGTTTTGTAGGAAGAATAACATCAAATCAGTGGAAGATTATGTGAAATTCCAAGAAACAGGAAAGATGTATCCATCATACATACTTCATGTTAAGAATGGAGAGGTTATATTCCAAGTATTCTTTGGATATCTACATTTTGAGAAGTATTTCTACCAAATTCCTCGTCATGATCTAAAGTTAATTCTTGGCGATATCATTTTAAATATGTCTACTTATAGAAGAGAATATTTAATGTCCACAACAGCAAAAAAAGTAATAAAAAAAGGAGTAAAAATGGTAGATACCTTGTTGACTTCCTAGGGATTGTGCCTAATATATAGTATATGAAAAAATCATTATTTGAGAGTATTAAAAATTCACTAAAAGAAAAAGAAACAGCTAAAAGTTCCGGAGCGCAAGATCTTTTGCGATACAATCACCCAGATAACACCTTTGTTATAAGACTTCTTCCGTTTGTGAAGGATCCAGAAAAGACGTTCTTCCATTACTTCACTTATGGGTTCATCTCAAAGGCTACTGGTCAGTATATTGTTAATGCATCTCCTACAACTTACGGAGAGAAAGATCCAATCGCTACATATCGCTGGGCTCTTTGGAATAACGATAACAAGGAGGAAGCTGGAAAGATTCGCCGTAAGGAGAATTTTCTCGTGAATGTACTTGTTGTTAAAGATCCTGTGAACCCTGAGAATGATGGAACCGTTAAGAAGCTCCGCTTTGGAAAGCAGATTCATGGTATTATCATGGATGCGATTGAAGGTGAAGATGCTGATGAATTCGGAGAGAGAATCTTCGATCTCAGTGAAGAAGGATGCAACTTTAAGCTTAAGGTTGAAAGTCAAGGTGAGTTTCCATCTTTCACAGCCAGCCGGTTCGCTGGAGCTAGTAAAATTAAGGGGATGACTGATGAGAGAATGCAAGAAGTGTACGACACTGCATTCGATCTTGAGGAGTCGGTTGAATTCAAGAGTTTCACTGATCTCGAGAAGACATTAAGTGAGCACTTCTTAACTAAGAATACTACTCATGTGGTTAAAGATGAATTAGATGATGATACCGATGACTCAAAGGTGGTAATCTCTAAAGTAGTAAAGGAGGAGACT